AATACATACATCTTCAGTTCTCTCACAAAGACCAGATCATCGTCTTTTCAAAGATCTTGACTGGGACAGAGTGGAGAGCGGGGAGTATGCTATTGTCGACCCTTTGGATCCTAACGCTATACTATACCTCCCGGAAAGGGATTATATCATCCAGACCAGAGTGTCTCAAACTCAAGGGAATAAACCAGTAATACTGGCTACACCCCGAGATAAGAGACCTGCCTCCGTATCGGTCGATACACCTATCGCTGTTCCCGCAGTCTCTGAGAAATCAGATTCTGACGGGCCCAGTGACAAGGGTAGCGATTCGAAATCGGAAACTCCAGCTCTTGATACATCTTCCTCCTCAACAACTCAGACCCAAAATTCCCCCACATTCACTGGCAAGAAGGACCTCCGCTGGCGATTGTCAAGGTTATTTAAAAACCCTTTTCATTTCGTCAAGCGTGTCCAAACTCGTTCAGTGCATGGGATGGTAATTGAGAATCAGGTGGTTGTGGAATTAGATACCCTAGTTCCGCTCTTCCGTGTGTGGGCTTACTACCTGCACCGGAGGATAGTTGGGCTTAGTTCTGACCGAACATTACAGAACAATGTTCTGATATTCGTTCGAAAACTGTACCACTCATATCGTCACCACGGGATAAACGCGCTCATACTAAGGTTGAAGGTTATGCTTTTCGTTATCAACAGCTTTATCGCTGGAGACAGACTAAAGACAACCGACCACCTTAAGTATCGAATTCGTCTATCCAATGGGTTACCGAGTATGCTACCGCTGCCAGTGCGGCAGTCGATCCGCAATCGTAACTCATCGACGATAGTCATTTGGGGTTCACTTTTGTATCTCTATCGTGCTATCTCAGGAAAGCATAAGAAACCAGATTTATCTGGGATCGTTGCTCCCTTTGATCTCACGCCGGAGTACGAAGGTCACCTCAGTAAATTACGGGAATTCGTTCCCGTGTTTACAAAATGGCTATTTTCGAGAGCCAAGATAGATCTCCAATGGGTTCAAAAGAACATCTGCCCCGCAGAGTTCGTTTTCTCGGCGTCCGCTGGACCGAATGCAGCATGGAGTCTCACCTCCGCCCCGCTAGATACCCTTTATTGGGTTCTTAACGGGTGGAAGGATTCTGTACTGTACCGGTACATGCAGGCGATCAAGTCAACTCAACTGCTAGGTCAATTAGACACTAATCAGTTTTCCGATATAGCGACCAAGCTAATCGAAATGCTGATTGGGCCAGTTAGTTGGAACACCATTGAGGATGCGGATACGGCCAGTCTCGACAAGGTTCGAGATGCCCTCGCTCGTGGTCGGGATGCCTCAGGGAATAGATTACCTAAGACATTCCGAACGGATGCTACGCAACTTCAGTGCGGTCGCCTTCATGCTTTGAAGGAACCCGCAGGGAAGGTACGTATCATTGCGATCGTGGACATCTGGACTCAAACCTTTCTAAG